GTCACTAGTAAGTTCTAATGTTGCGAGGTTAGATCCTGGAAGGGATACTTCGCTACACATCAGATTTAACTGATCTTGCTCAAAACGAACACCAAATTTACTGAGAGAACTTTGTCCTCCCTGTGTGCCCCCTGCCTTGAAGGGACTATCCATCGCAATCTCAAAATGAGATGTTAATGCTGGTTTTAGCAGAGTCCTTTTGAGATCTGCTACATTCTTTCCAGAAGCCATTTATAAATAATTTTTGACCTTATATATTATGTATGGGAGAAAGCATCAAGAGTAAATATCAACCTTCATATCCAAGGAAATATAAGGGTGATCCAAATAATATTATCTGTCGTAGCAGTTGGGAAAGAAAGTTTTGCCGATGGTGTGATCTGAATGAAAGTATTTTGGAGTGGGGTAGTGAGGAATTTTGGATTCCATACCTGTCACCTGTAGATAATAGAGTTCATCGTTACTTTCCTGACTTTATTATAAAGGTAAAGGAGAGTGCAGGTCAAGTCAAAACATATGTGGTTGAAGTCAAACCAAAAAAACAAACTCAACCACCAAAGAAACCTAAGAGACAAACCAAGTCATACATCTATGAATGTAAGACGTATGCTGTGAACCAAGCAAAGTGGAAAGCAGCAGTTGAGTTTTGTAAGGATCATATGATACAGTTTAAAGTAATCACCGAAGATGAACTGGGGATCAAATGAATCGCTTTGAAGACAATCAAATCAACATCAACACGAATGATCCTGAAGAGATGATGATGCAAATCATGGAACTCCTCAGCGGTACGGTGACACCAATCCCTGATGTGGGTGGATTTTATACCTTTATATACAATGCTAAAACTCCCAACATCAGTTATGATCAACATCCACTGATTGCCTGTACTGAAGTTTTGCGTTGGGGATTCAGAGGAATCAATCTTCACCTGAGAAAATCAAGGCAATATACCTGGGATGAAGTGGCAGGGCAGTTGTATATTGTTGAGTATGATGAGGTTGATGACTTAATGAAAATACCATATCGCAAAATGGTTGATAAATAAGTAAAAACCTTTGTCTAATGGCAGCAGGACAATCAGCAACAAGTAGTATTGCACCAGTAAAAGTAAGAACAGGAAGCGCACAACAGCGTCGTTCTGGCAAAGGTCCTTCTACACAAAAATATATTGCTACAAAAGTAACTGAAGGTAGAGATGCGAATGGCAAACCATCCTTCAAGAAAGAAATTATACGTTACGATGATGCCTTGGGAAACAATCCCGTCGTCATTGGAATACAGAAGACGGGAGAGAAGTTAATAACTCCAACTACTGATGCCAATGCTAGTGACAAAATTGGTATGAAAGATGGTGGTCTTTTGACCAAGATCTCCATTCAACAGATGGAATCAACCAAAGATAGTTTTGGTTTAGATGCCCCAGCAAAAGATAATTTTAATAGAGATAATGGTAAGTCTGGTCAGGCAAAAGCATCAGATGCTCCAATAGAATTTTCAGTTGCTGCTGGTGGAGCATCATCATGGCAAAGAAGTTCCCCACTAAGTCAAGGATCATCTGGTGCTGGTAGTGGTCAGACAAGAGCATCTTTCGATAAAGGTCTGAAGTATCCAATAGATCTTGGGAATGGATCACAGGATGTGATTAAGTTTGACATGCTTAAGTATGAACCAAAATCAGCACAAAAAGGTGGAAGTGCTAGTCAAATTGGTTTTGGCAATCGTTCATCAACAGATAGTAGAATTATTGGATCTTGTTTCTTACCTATCCCAGCAGGCATTCAGGATGCGAGTTCTGTAGGTTTTGCTGATGATAATATGAATGCTTTCCAAGCAGCACTCGCTGCTGCCTCCATGACAGGTCTGAAAGGAGATATTGGTGCGGGTCTTCAGCAACTCGGTGATGATGCCAAAGCAGCATCAAATGATCCACAAACAAAAGATGCTCTTGCTGCTTTCTTTACACAGCAAGCGACAGGAACACAAAACTTACTCGCAAGAACACAGGGCATCGTTCTAAATCCTAACCTTGAGTTGTTATTTAAAAATCCTACTCTGCGTACTTTTAACTTTACATTCAAAATGTCTGCTCGTAATTCAGATGAGGCAGATGAAATTATCAAAATTCTTCGCTTCTTTAAGCAAGGATCTAGACCTCAAAGATCTCAGAGTAGTCTATTCCTCAAGTCTCCTCATACATTCAAGATTAAATACTTACATAGAGGGGTGAATGCGGAGGAGCATCCATACATTGGTAAAGTCAAGGAATGTGCCTGCACTAGTGTTGGTGTGAACTATACTCCAGATGGACAGTATGCTACTTACACTGATGGTAAGTTGGTTTCATACGCGATGACTTTAGCATTTAAAGAACTTGAACCTGTATTCAATGGTGATTATGCAGACGATGGCGATGCTTCAATAGGTTTCTAAGATGTCAAATTACTTTAGTCGTTTACCAGATTTTGAATACGTCAGCAGACTTCCTGATGCGAAGATCTCTGATTACATTCGTGTCAAAAATTTATTCAAGAAAGGAACACTGCGCGAAGACATCTTCCAAGAACTTGCTTTCTTCACCAAGTATAACATCAAAGGCAATGATCGTCCTGACAATGTAGCATTTGAAGTCTATGGAAACTCTAACTTTGACTGGTTGGTTTTAGCATCAAACAATATCATCAATGTTCAAACTGAGTGGCCATTATCACAGAGAGACTTTGATCGTTTCATGCTAGAAAAATATAGCACCTATGATAATCTGTTCAATGGTGTTCATCATTATGAAACTACAGAGGTAAAGAACAGCAAGGGTGTTGTAATTGTGCCCGCTGGATTGAAGTGCGAATCAGATTATTCTGTCAGTTTCTATGATAATACACTACAGACCACTCTGACTAGCACAGCAAAGACAGTGACAAACTATCAGTATGAAGAAGACTTGGAAAATAAAAAGAGAAATATATTCTTACTTAAACCACAATATATTAATGTTGCCATCGATGACCTAGAAGAAATGATGGTATATGAAAAGGGTTCCACTCAATACAAGAGTGAAACCCTTAAGCGTGCTGATAATATCAGACTTTATGAATGATCACTCCTCTGCCAGTTTCTGGAAGTAAGAGAGAGCATCATCTTCATCCTCACTAGCAGACTCTACAGAAGGTTTAGTAGCTGCTGCCACGGTCTCTTCTGCACGACGACTGCTGAAGTCAGGAGCATATGATCCGCGATCATTGTCCTCGTTATCGGTCTCTTCATCAAGAGGACGATTGGATGACTTGCGTCCAAGAACCATCTGCAGACGATTCTGGAGTTGATCATAGGACTTGAACTGGTCAGAAGCAACGAGTTCAGCAAGAGAATACTGCTTCTTCCACAGTGCTTCCAGAGCATCGTCATCATCCAGCAGAGGTGCTGATGCGGCGAACTCAGAGGAATCATAGTTCCAGTAACCAGCAACCTTCTTCAGTTTCAGTTTGAAGTTGGCACCTGCCCAGAAGTCAAAAGGATTGATGGCAGTCTCATCCTCATACTCAGGTTGCATTGCTTCCATGATCTTGTCAAAGATCTTCTTGCCAAACTTGTACAGGAAGACTTTACCTTCATTCTCAGGGTTTGCTTTGTCCTGCACAACATAAATGTTGGCATAGTAGGACAGTTTGCGCTTCTGCTTACGAACAGTGTCTTTGTCAGATTCGACACCACTGTTCCACAGTTCGCGATTGTATTCAGACACAGGATCTTTCTGACCCAGAGTGGTCAGAGAGTTCTCAATGTACCATCCACCAGGACCCTGGAAGGCATGAGAATACATCTTTGCCCAGGGAAGTTCTTCCCCTTCGGGTGCGGGCAGGAAACGGATGACTGCGTAACCGTTGCCGGTCTTATCCATTTCAGGTTTCCAGAGACGGTCATCTCCACCGCCACTAGTGTTGTTCATCTTCTCGACTTCTTTTACCAACTTAGAAGTCAACGAACCAAGAGAAGACTGCTTTTTAAGGTCTGCGAAAGACATAGGATTACCTCGGATTAATTAGATTTGGCTTGTGTGTACCTTGTTATTCTACAGGTCAGAACCCGTAGAGTCAACTTGATTTCTCATAACGGTGAGCATTTCATTCATGTTGTTGAACACAACACTCATGTCAACGTTTGCGGGAAGTCCCATTGCGCGAGCAGACTCAAGCATATTCTGCTTCATCTCCTTCGCACCAGGATCATCAGACAGACTCAGACGAGTCCATACGATTTTCTGCTTATCAATCAGTTTCTCTAGGAGACCGATGTGATGCAGTTTTTCTTCCTTGTCCATAGAGGGGAATTTAAATACGCTAGAGTAGACCTCTTCCTGAAGTTCCTGGACTTCAGCAAGTTCTGCTCTAACGACTTCGGATTCAAAGAAACTCATCTACCCTACTGCAACCTCTCTAAGGATTTTTTTATAACGTGGTACATCAATATTTAGGAACGGAGAATACTTTTTCATTCTCATACTGACGGTTTCCCATACCGGATCTTGTAGATCATTGTCAAAGTTTTTTCGGAACTCCAGTATTCTATCAAGAATTACCATAGTTTCAATAGAGATATCCCCACCCAGATATTTTTTTAGGATGGTAGGATGTCCAGTCTTGCTTGAAAACAAATCATCCAACTTCTTCTCAGAGAGAAGTTCCTCTATCTCTCCCTTG